AGTATTACCATCGCATGCCTGGCGTTGACCGCCATTGTTGCCCTAGGCTTCCAGTCCGCCGGCGTCAATGTCATCGATGTCGCCAAACACGTCTTGACGCAACCAGAAATTGTCGGCCTGTCGTTGCTGGCCGGCATGGGCAACATCGAGCTCATCCAAAAGTCGCTTGACCAGATCGAAACCAAGATGGCCAAGTACGACGAAAAAGCCTCAGCCGAAATCGCGGCCATCGGCAAAATCTCGACCGAAACCAAAAACGCCATCGATGCACTTGGTGTCGAACAGCGCACCCTGGCAGATCGCCTCTTGGCTGTCGAGCAAAAAGCCACCCCAGCGCCAAGCGAAGACAAGACAGACCTCTCTGTCGGTGCGCAGTTTGTGAAGTCTGAAAACTACAGCGCATTCGTCAAAGCAGGCGGCCGTGGCAAGGTCGCGTTTGAAGCAAAAAACACCGTTACTAACCCCATCGGCAACACCTTCTCCGACCGCAAGCCAAGCATCGTTGGCGCTGCATTCCGTGCACTCACGTTGGAGCAGCTGCTCACCACATTGCCGACCACCAGCAACGCTGTCGATTATGTTCGTGAAGCCACCTTCACCAACGCCGCGGCAGAGGCGACTGAAGGTAACGTCAAGGCAGAAAGCGCCGTCACCACCACGCTGGTGACTGAGCCGGTCGCGACAATCGCCCACTGGTTGAAGATCTCCAAACAGCTCGCACAAGACAACCCGGCTCTTGCCGCGTACATCAATTTCCGTTTGATCTACGGTTGCAACCTGCGTGTTGAAAACCAGATCGTCAACGGCAACGGCACCGCGCCGAACATCTCCGGCTTCACCAAGGCCGGCAACTTCACCGCACACGGTTACACCTCCGCGTCACTCACCGCGCTCGGCTTGTCACCAACAAACCGCTTCGACCTCATCGGCAAGATCATCGGCGATTGCGCGCTGGCAGATTTCCCGGCAGACGTGATTGTCTTGAACCCCGGCGATTTCTGGACCATGCGCTTGGCAAAAGACACCACGGGCCGTTACATCTTGGGGGATCCTGGTATGGATGTCGCCGCCTCGTTGTTTGGCCTGCCAGTGGTGGCATCCAACGCCGTCACAGCGGATAACGTGATGGTGGCCAACCTGGCACAAGCCGCCACGTTCTACAAACGCGACGAAGTGGTGGTCGAGCTGTCCGATTCTGACACCGACAACTTCCAGCGCAACCTCATCACCGTGCGTGCAGAGCGCCGTGCGATGTTGGCGGTAGAGCGTCCGGCAGCGGTTCGTTACGGCGACCTGACACCAGCGTAATCAACGAAACACTGCAGCAAACAGAAACGGGAGTGCACACAAATGCACTCCCTTTTTGTTAACCAGGAGAAACCATGTCTCAACGCGAAATCAAATTCAGCTCCACCGGTTGCAACGCCGTTTTTGGCAATTTCAGCAGCGGCGATGTTGCGCGTGTATCAGCAGAAATGGCAAAGCACTTTGTGGAAGATGCTGGCTGTGCCGAGTACGTAGGTGCGGCGCCGGCTGCTGCCGAGTACGCAGGTGCTGCGCCGGCTGCTGCCGAAAAGCCAAAAGCAACGCGTAAAAAGAAGTAACACGGCGCACGCGTTTCACAGTCCGGGTAAACATCCAAACCAAGTCGAGGTAATTGTGGGAATCAAAATCATCACCGACGTCGCCGATGAGCTGATTCCCCTGGCATCGTTGCGCACCCGTTGCCGCGTCACCGCTTACGGCACACCGACCCCTGCGCACCCGGATGATGCCCTGCTGATGGAGCTACAGGCCGCCGCGCGTGAGTGGGTGGAGGGCTACACCGCCCGCAGCTTCTGCCCCAAAACACTCGAGCTGTCGCTTGATGCGTTTCCGGAAGGTGCGATTCTGTTGCCGCGTGGGCCAGTCACCAGCATCGTCACGTTGAAGTACTTCAACGAGGCCGGTACCGAAATCACCGCCAACAGCAACACCTACGCGCTCGATGATTATTCGCACGAGCATTGGCTGGTCCCAGCCGTCGGTACCGATTGGCCCGGCACGCGCAGCCAGGCAAACGCTGTCAAGGTGCGGTATGTCGCCGGCTTTGCATCGAACTTGGTGGCGGCAGACGTCAAGACCGCCGTGGCGATGGTCACAGCGCATTTGTATGACAACCGCTCAGAGACGTCTGCACAAAAGCTCGAAACCGTTCCATTGGCCGCAAAGCACCTCTTGGCCAAATATCGCGTGTTGGGGTTCTGATGGATCTCGGCCCACTTAACGAAATGGTGCGGATCGAGTCCGCAACCTCCGCCACCGATCCGCTCACCGAAGCCTTGGTGACCGTGTGGGCGGAGTTTGTGACCGTACCTGCCAGCATCAAAGACGTGCTGCCGACCAATGCGGAAAACGTCGAAAACACGATCCGTGTTGGCTACCAGCCCACGCGGGTGCGGTTTCGCTACATTCCCGGCATTACGGCGGATATGCGCGTCATCTTGTTGGAGCGTGGCGGCATCGAGAGGCGGATTGTGTCGGGGCCCGCAATTCTCGGCCGCAACGAAGGTATCGAGCTGATGGTGGAAAGCTACACCATGCAAGGGAGCCGGGTATGAGCGAAGTCAACGTCAAGGGGCTGCGTGAGTTGCAAGCCTTTCTCGACCAGCTCCCCGCAAAGATGGAAGCCAACATCATGCGCGGTGCATTGCGGGCGGGTGCCAAACCCATCCGCATCGATGCGCAGCGCAATCTGCAAACCAACGGCAGCGTCGAGACTGGCGAGCTGGTCAAAGGCATCAAGGTCACCACCCGTTCACGCAAAGGCGTAGTCACCGCCACAATCAAAACGGCGGGCAAACACGGCTACATCGCCAATTGGATCGAGCACGGTACCGCTGCGCATTGGATCAAACCAAAGAATGCCCGCTCACTGTTTTTTGCAGGGCTGTTTGCCGAAGTGATTGAACACCCGGGCGCGCGTGCAAAACCATTCATGCGGCCGGCGATGGATAACCGGCAGCAAGACGCCGTGATCGCCGTCGGCAACTACATCAAAGCCCGTCTGACCAAGGCTGGCATCGAAGGTGCCGGTGATGTTGAAGTGGGTGCAGCATGAGTGGCGTGGTGATCCTGGCGCGTTTGGCCAAAGAAAACATGGCGCTGACCAAGTTGGTGCCAGTCACGCGCATCATGGGTGATGAGTTGCCGAGCAATACGCCGCTGCCCGCGATTAGTTTTTTGTTGGTGAGCAGCATCGATCGCAACATCCTCGCCGCTCAACCGCACGGCACCGCGCACCGCACGGACCGCGTGCAGGCCTCAGTCGTGGCCGGCACGCGTGGCGAAGTGCGCACCATCCTTGCCGCATTGCGCAAGGCGCTTCGCAACCGCATCGGCCCACTCGCCGGTCGGCAAAACGTCACCATCCACACTGATGGCCAAGGCCCGGAGTTTTCCCGCGCCGATCCATCGGTCTTTATGCAAACACAGGACTTTCGAGTCGCCTACCTCGAAGACCTGTAACCGGTTTTGCCGGCGTGTAAAAAGCGTCGCAAATAGCCCGCCCGCTGAGCTAACGCCTGCGGGCTTTTTATTTTTAAACGAAAGGAAAGCACATGGCATCTAGAACATCAGCGGGCTCAACCATCCGCGTGAGCGCCGCGCAACCCGGCACATTCAACGCGGCAGGCTACGCCGCACTCAGCTGGACAGCAGTGGGTGAGATCACCGATTTGGGCGAATTCGGCCGCGAGTACAACCTCGTCACGCACAACCCGATTGGCACCCGCGCCACCGTCAAGAAGAAGGGCAGCTACAACGAGGGCCAGATCAATTTGATGATGGCACTCGACGAAGCCGACGCTGGCCAGTTGATCTTGGAAGCCGGCGCAGTTTCGGACAACGACTACAGCTTTGAAATCACGCTGCAGTCTGGCCGGAAGTACTACTTCCAAGCGCAAGTGATGAAGTTCAAGCCAAACGTCGGCTCGGTGGACAACATCACCCAAGCCAGCGTCATGCTCGAGCTCACCAGCAACAGCGCTGGCGTCGGCATCGTTCGCACCTAATCCACGGCATCCACCACTAACGAAAGGAAACAACCATGCCACGTGTTCTCAGCGCATCCTTGCGCGTTTTGGCGGACATCGCCTACTCAGACAATCTGGATCTGCAAGCCCAGCAGGCCCCGATCAACTACAACGCTCAAATGGTTCTTGGCACCGGCTCCGGTGCCAACCAAGGGCAACTCGTGTGGTCTGACACCCGCACCCTGGCGGCAAGTGCCAACGAAGATCTCGACCTCAACGGTGCCACTTTGGTGGATGCTTTTGGTGCGGCGTTGAACTTCACCAAGATCCGCGGCCTCATCGTTCGCGCGGATGCGGCGAACGTCAACAACGTCATTGTTGGTGCTGCGGCAACAAACGGCGTCTTCACCATGTTTGGTGCGGCCACCCACACCGTCACCGTTCGCCCCGGTGGTGTCTTTGCACTGTTTGCGCCAGACAACACCGCCTACGCGGCCGTTGCAGCCACAGCGGATCTGCTGCGTATCGCCAACAGCGGCGCTGGTACCACCGTCACTTAC